CTCCTTCAATCCACTGAGGTATTTTTTGCCGACATTTTCAAGTCTTGTCGAAATTAACTCTTTAACATATCTCGAAGTGCTATTGTCATCTAGGCTTCCTTTTTCCGAAACCAACTCCTGACCCCTGCGGGTTTGTTCTAAACTCCTAGTCTTAATAAGTTTTGCGTACAGCTCGTGGTTCCCTTCATCCAACGCTTTTTCTGACATGGCGATATTAACCGCAGTTGAGGTAACTTCTTTTGATGGTTCTTTCCCCATTGCGACATCAAATGCTTTCTGTTTATCTTTTGCAATCAAATCCACCGCTTTTTTGGCTTGCTCCTTTAGTTTAATGGGGTCATAAGTTAACTCTCCCTCTAATTGGGGATGGTCTGCCTTGAGCCTTTGAAACACTCTACTTTGGAATTTCTCGGTAGGGGAGACCACTTTTTGAGCCTGTGGGGGAGACACCTTCTTAATGGGGGAGGGTAGAGGAGTCTTTGCGGAAATCTGCGGTTTTTCTGTGGGAACGGCTATCTTTTCAGCTTTGGGGGCTTCTGTAATCGGTTTTAAGGGGGGTTTCTCGCCAAGAGCTACTTCCGATACCTTTGGAACCCCTTTTCCCTTTGGAACTTCAACTTTTGGCGTAAGAGCTTGGATTTCTTTCTCGCTTGCACCAGCTATATTGTTGGCAAGGACTACTTCTGCCGACTTACCAGTATCTTTGGCGATTGCTCCTTTGGTTTCAGCGATGGCCTTTTCAATTTCAGCGATGGGGACTTGTTCCCCACTCTTTATTTTCTTTGAAATACCAGTTACGGTTTTAGAAACTAGTTTAGAAGTACCTTTCGCTAATCCTTTCGCCAAGGCCCCGCCCACCTCAAAGAGAGCCAACATTACAAGGTCGGTCTTTAATCTATCAACCCTTGCCCCATCGACTTCTTTGTCGTACTCTAATTGTCCTACCCCCGTAAAACCGATGGCGTTACTAATAACTGGGACTAATTTGACTGCCTTGGGAACGAATTTAGAAGCGACTGGAGCTAAAATACGAGTACCCACCGAAGCCCCAGCAACGGCTCCGGCGAAATAATAGGGAACGAATGAACCAAGAAACTTACCGGTTTCAAAAGCCTGTGCATTTACATTCTCTTTTCCTTCTGCCCCTAAATTCATTCGATTAAGCTCTTCAAAGGCTTTGGCTTGCTTTTTAAGGTTCCACCTATCGGGAATATCTTTCCCAGTAATCGAGGCTATTCCCTGCTGGATGGTTCCCGCCAAATCTCCACCGAAGAACTGAATTATTTTAGTTCCCGCACCTGCCGCAGTTTCAAAGGGTCTTTGTTTGGTCGCCTTAACATAACCCGTCAGTTGGCTTATTAGTTTCTTTCCCGCTTCAAAGATTGGCTTAGCCTTTTCAGTTAAACTTTTCTTTTTCTTGGGCTGTGAAATAGAAGTGGGTGTAACTTCCCCCCTTGAAATCTGAACTGCATTTAATAGAGAAGTCCCTCCTTGAGAAGTAGGAGTTGTCTGGCTAGGTGTTTCTCCTCTTGCGGATTGGACGGCTTCTAATAATGACATCGTTAAGCTCCTCTATAAGCATCATATATTTCTTTAATATCGCCCGCATTTTCCATTGGCGCTCCATACTGCTTCCCTAAAACGCTTTGCATATAGAGTTTGTAGATTTCTTCAAGACTGAAAAATGGGGCATATTTGGCTACAAGTAGCGGAAACTCCCCAACCCACCCCGAGGGAGTGCTTTGTCCTTTAATCGTTTTTGCTTCTTCTAAGAACTGCTGTTGTATATTCTCGGTGCTACTTGTTGTGCCAGTTGAAGGTTTACTCGCCGCTACTGAATCTTTCTTGATAATTTCTCCTGTTTGAGAATTGACAACCGAAAACCCTTGATTTGTCCCATCGTCCCATTGAATTATGCTGGTCTGAACATTCTTAGCTTTGGTTGCGGCGATGGCGGCGTTAATCATTGAACTACTAAGTCCTGTGGCCCGAGTTATATTGGCTATATCCTCTCCGGATAGATTACTTAAGGCTCCCGAGGCGAGAAGTGTTTGGAATTGGTCTAATGCTTGTTTTGCCTGGTCGCTTTGTATATCAAATTGTTTCATCTGAATGTTCAGTTTGGTTTCGACATCGGCTTTTTTGGTGGCAATATCCGATCTGAGAGCTAGAGTATCGGCATTAAATTTATCCGCCAGTTTACTTAGTCTTCCCGTCATTGTCGCCTCTGCTAAGTAAGGATTGTCTTTTATCTTGGCAACCTGTTCGTTATAGGCTTTTGTTTTTTCTGAAAGCTCACCTTGAATACCCATAATTCCTGAGCTGGCATAGAGTCCTTCGTATAGTTCGGGAAGATTGATAGTAGGGGCATTAAGAAAACCTGAGACGCCACTCGTTCCAGTTGAACCAGTCCCCGATTCTCTTAAATAATCTTGATAGGCACTGCCTGCGGTACTGGGATTGGCAATAGCATTTGCGATTACGTTTTCATCGTTATATCCGTGGGAGCGCAACCAGTCGCCAAATCCTTGATTTCCGCCTTGGGCTTGAGGAGTCGCAGTTGAGGTGGCCATTGCTGTTGGTTGAGGTTGGGGCGATGGCTGACTGGATGGAACAGTCGGAGTCGTGGAAGCGCCACCGCCCCTCAAAAGGTTCAAAAGTTGTAAATTCTGGGAAGAACTGCCAATGTAATTTTGTATGCCCTTAGACGCCGCTAGAGTAGCCCGCGATGCATAGTCATACGGCTGGCCCTGAGATTTAAGCCAATCTACAATTGAATTAGGGTCCATTTTTATACTCTCCTATTAAACCTTCCTCTCATATCCACACTGGTTGTATTTGAGTAAAAGTCCTGCACATCGAACATCGGCTGGATTTTTTCGTATTTTGCGAGTTCTTGTCTTATCTTTCCCCACATACCAGCGAGTATCTGTTTTGCCTCTGTGCTTCTAAATTCTGCGGAGTTTTCTTCTTCTCCCTTGGCTTTAAGAATAGCGACAGCCTCTAAAACTATAGCTTCGTTTCCTTCTGGGGCGGAGTAAGAGAATATCGTTACATCCCCGTCATCACTGAGGGTTTCCGTAACCATCTGTCCCCAAATAGTAATTGTCGAGGTTGCTACGGTAGGAATGGGCCAGATAAAATACCTTCTCCACTGATTGGCCCACTTTTTATCCGTGTCGTCGGGGTAGTCTTCCTTCCAAGCCAAATAATCATCAAAAGAGAGGGGACTTCCGTCGGGGTCTTCCCCATACCTGACTTCATCTCCGCCCGAAGGAGTAACGGTCAATTTCCAGACAGAATTAGACCTCCATGTTTGAGGGTAGTCGTAATACTCGATATTTGCTTGGGATGTAGTTTGTTTAGCGTCTTGAAGTTCCGGCCAAGGAAATAACGCCCCAGCTTTCCTATAAGCTCGGTTTATGGCTCTTTTAACAAGGGCAAGCGGATAAAGAGTAGACTCATCCCCTATGGTCTTGTCGTCTTGGACGCCCTGTACTAAGTCGCTGAATAAATCCATTACTTTAAGAATAGACAAGGGGATTGATTGAAGGCAAGAGAGGTTAGGCAAACCACAATCTAAAATGTGGACATTGAAGAGGTTGAAGTTGAACAAAGCCTCTTTGCCAAAAAATTGTTATTAAAAGACCAACAATAATTAGTATTAGACCAGAAATTATCAGAAAATAAAATCTTGATGAATTATTAGAAAACATAATTTTGGGATAGGACTCCTTTTATATTTAAATTACCACTGTTGTCTAGTTCCATCAAAGTAGTACCACCCTTTTTAACTGTTACTTTCCCAGCAGAAACGCCCAACACATTTATTAAAACTGACCCATCTTCACCTAGAATAATATTGGCTCCTCCAGCTCTAAGTTCCAAATCACCTTCATTTAATAAAACTAAGTTATTACTAGAATTAAGTTCCAAAGTTGCATCATTATTCGGATTTGTCCTTCGGAAAGTAAAAATATTTCCACTAAATTCATCTGTTGACAATCCCTCAGAATTAAATGTCATATCTCCATTATCGCCAGAAATTGTTATCCCATCGTCGTTTACTTGCACAGAGGAACCACCTATAAAAGCCCCAGCTTGAACAGTACCCTTAAAGGTGGCGTCTCCAGTATCCCCATCTATCGCAAAAGTAGTTATCCCCGCTTTATCCCTGGCGGTTAGTCCGTTAGGAGTAATCCTTAAATCTCCCGTAACGCCTTTTTGGAAATTTCCTACCTGCATTGCCCCTCGTTGTTCCAAATCAAACGATTCGAGGATTTTCCTGCTTCTTGTATTGAGTGCAGTACTTAGAAGCTCAGTTGCTATTCTCTTTTTAGGGAAACTCTTTTCTTGGGCCACTGTAGGAGCATAAGTTCCTGCTGGTAGTTTAACCTGAGGAATAATAGACTCGGGTTCCCCGGGGAAGGGAGTCTCGGGTACGGATTCTATCTCATATACTTTTTCAGCCATATTTAATCAAAAAAAGTAGATATTTTGTATATTTCAGGCGTATTATTTCCACTCGGAGTCAATATCAACTGAAATTCATAAATCCGTCCTTCTGCTCCTATACGAAAGACCGCCTTACGGCCACTTGTCGTGCTGAAACTTGTGCCACCATCGGCAACATTGGCTTTTACAAAATCCCCATTCTTGTCCATTCTATAATAAAAAGCTATCGAACAGCCACTGGGTAAAGATGCCATTTCAACCTCAGCGTATTTCCACTCCGTGATGTTTGAGGGTTTTTTTAGAGGAGCCTTATACTCCAAAGATTGATAAGTCGCAGTCGCTTTGTTGTCTGAGTCTACTACTTTTACGCCAAAATCGTTCCCGTCCCTGTAGGAGCAAATCGTGGTTCCCTCTACATTCGCTACCGCCCCTATTTCGTCCACCTCTAAGGCATATTCAAGATTCATAGCAAAAGGCTGGTCTTTATTTTTTCTACCTATAAAGTAGATTCCGTTTCTATCCGTATCAGCCCCAAAAACTCCCCACATAGACATATTGCCCAGTGTCTGTCTGTCAATCCATGAGTCCGCCCCAAATACCCAATCGAATATCTCTATCTGGTCTACTTCGTTTGTTACCCCGCCAGGGTTTACTCTGCCTCCGCCCGGGAATCTTTTGTAAGGCATTGAGTCGGAGAAGTTGGCAAAAAAGAGTTCTCCATCATCTCCTATTTGAACCAAAGGAACCTCACAGTCAATCGCACCGTTTGTTCCTTTGTCGGGGTATCCCGCAGGATAAGTGCCAAAGACTGATCTTCCGTTTCTTTCAATGATGGTTTTTATCAATCTTCCTGGGATTATATCCAGGGCTTCGTTTGTCCACGAGTCATCATATCCAACGAGAGCCACCTTCGAGCCATTAGCAATATAGTTTGCCCCACCTACTTGTTTCATAGTGTGCCAATCCGCACCCGTTAAGTTGTCTGCTATTTCGGTTACATCGCTCCAATCGGAAGCGCCGGGGAGGGGTTTTCGTTTTACTGAGGTTCCAGTTGCCCACTGAAGATAAGTCTTCCCATCATCTGAGGGCTTTTCAACCGCCCCTTTAATCGCTCCGTCTGCGTCTGTATAAACCATTCTCGTAAATCCGTCCGTGTATCTTCGATAAATATGTCCTGCGTTACCAAACCCATAGGTGTTCCCGTCCGATGCCTTCACGAAAAAGAGTATTAAATCCTCGAAAACATTAAATAGTCCAGCCGAAGGGGAAGGAGAGGCGCTAACCGAGGCAGAGGGACTGGCTGAAGCTGAAGGGGAAGCGCTTGCCGAAACGGACCTAGAAGCCGAGGCAGACGGCGACTTAGACGCCGAGGAACTACTACTGGGACTAGGAGATGCACTGACACTTGCGCTTGGGCTCTGGGAAGGACTTTGTGAAACCGAAGCAGATTGGGAATGTGTCCCGCCAAACTCTCCCTCTTCTTTAAGGGCCTGCCCAGCCGAAAGGGAATCATTAGCCTTTCTTATATCGCAATTTGATAAGAATTTCGCTGAACCCCTCCCGCCAATATCAATATCATTGGAAGACCCAATGCCCCCTTGGAATTTTTTTACTACATAGGCCGACATACTCCTAGATTAAATCACTGGATTGTTGGAAGGCAACTATGGAAGATTAGGAAACTTTTTATACTTGTCAGTATAGGCCGTTCCTTGAATTGAGTATTTATCCGTATAAGCAGTTCCCTGTGTTGTATATTTATCAGTATAAGCCGCTGGGGAAGGCGATGCTGATGGGCTAACCGAGGGGCTTGCACTGGCACTAGGGGATAGAGAAGCAGAAACCGAAGCACTGGGACTTAAACTAGCACTAGGGCTTAAAGAAGCCGACCCCGAAGCAGATTCTGATGCTGATTCAGATTTAGATTCGGAAGCAGATGCGCTTTTGGATTCACTTGCGCTTGCCGATTTAGATTCGGAAGCTGAAGGACTTAGCGACTTCGATTCACTAAGAGAAGCACTTTTGGATTCTGATGCACTGGGGGAAAGGGATTTAGATTCACTGGCAGAAGGACTCAAACTTTTAGAACCAGATGCACTACCAGAAGCTGAAGGACTTAAAGAGCCCGAAGGTGAAAGGGATTTTGATTCCGATGCACTAGCAGATTTAGAGGCAGATGCGCTCGGAGACAAAGACGCTGAAGGAGAAAGAGAAGCAGAGGGACTTAAGCTGGCGGATGGGGAAAGGGAGGGACTGCCATCTATAAAAAGAGTGTCAATCTCTGCCACCGAAAGCGCCTTTGTAAATACCGCCACATCATCTGCATCTATTGAAGCATAACTGCCATTTCCAGTCGCCAATCCTCTAAAGTTACCAATGGAAAACATATCTGCCGTAACTCCACTCCCGTTCCCAGAAAACGCCGTTGGCCCAGCCACCAAAACATTATCCAAGTATCCCCGAAGGTTCGTTGCGTCATAAGTCAAAACTATTTGATGATAAGTCGTTCCTAAATCAACATTGTAAGAAATTTCATCCCCCGAAACCCCCTGCCTATAGCGCCTGAAAGTTAAGGTTCTTGTCGCACCAGTCCTAGAATAAACAATTGCATAATTGACAGAAGTTCCAGCATCCTCTACCCCAACAAACATCCAACTCCCACCGTCAGGTATAGCTGTATTCGCTTTGAGCCAACCAACCAAACTACACGCTCCACCTTGAACCCCCAAATCATTAACTATACTTAGAGATTTGTCGGTATTTGCTGTCCCAAAGTCTGCCGCACCGCCATATTTGCCAGTATCCTCGCCAACAGTATTGTTGTTAGTTAAAGTAAAACTACCTTTGGAGTCGGTAGTTAATGCCCCGCTTTCCGTTCGGTAGTAAGCCACCAAGTTGGCATCATTAAAAAGGGAAGTATCTAAAAGCTGTGCCATATCTCAAATATAAACTCGCAGATTATCGGAAGGCAATCTTATTGAAGCATTTTTATTAGTTCTCTCGTTGGAGGCCAACCCGGGATTGTATCCTCGCTCTCTGTCCAATTTATAAGAAGCTGTTGATTTCTATATTCCTCTTTCCTCCATCTTTGGCCGGTAGCATTGGCCCCGTGCTTGATGTCTATATTCGGTTGCTCGGATTTCCAAGTTCCCATCTTAAACTGATTTTTCCATTGAACCCTATGGTGGGTGAAGGGTTCAAAGCCCATATTCCTTATAAACCTATTAAACATCCTTAAAAACTCCTCTTCATTCGGATAAATTGCTTTTAATCTTTCATGTTCGGCTAAAGCCATTTCGTATCTTTCTCTGAAGTGGGTTAGGGCCGCATCCCGATACACGCAAAGCCCAGATAGTTGGTTGACATCATAGTGCAGGGCGTGGCCATCGGTTGTTCTAAGGAACCAAACGCTCTGATTAAAGTAAAAAGTATCTTTTTCTGGGGGAATAAAGTCAAAATGGGTCGGGTGATACAAAACGTCCGCCTCACAAAAGAAGATAATATCCGCACTGCTATTTTCCAATGCTCCCAAAATCTGCTTAAACATACTTAGATAACTTCTCTTTAAGGAAGGGAAGTAGATATTCTTCACTCCGAAGTCTAATTTTCTATGTAAGGCGGCGGTGGTAATCGGAATGTTTTTATCCTTACTTGCTTTTATAATCGCCTCCCGACAGGGTTTGGCTATATTCTTCGCAAGTTCGTTATCTGTATAATAGATTATTCCTCTCGTTAGTCCCCAATCGGGGGGATTAAACTTATCCAGTAACCACTGGAACTTTCTGGTCGCTTTCGGCCACTTGTCGTGTTGGAATAATTGCCTTGATAGCTCTCTATTCTTTTCGACTTCGGATTGAGGATTGTGATAGGGGAAGCCGAAATCGCCTCCTTGAGTCCTAAACATATGAGCGTACCAAGTTTTTTTCGTAACCAGAACCCTTCCGCCGGAAAGCCAACTTTTACAGGCCACTTCCACTCCTTGCTGGCCCCAACTGCCAAACTCATCTCCGCAGAGGTCTAATTCAAAAAACTTCTCTCTTGTACACATAAAGCATGAGCCTTGAATACTCAATGATTCGACCAATTCACCAGCTTGTCTCTTTTCGAGGTCTTTCCAGTATTGGAAGTGCATCGTCTTATCGAATCTATAGGTTGTACTTGTAGGATTGTGCTTTACTATCCAAACGACATCCTTGGTAGTGGGTTTACCGCATACTTTATCTGATGCAGTATTGTGTTTAGTTTCCGAATATACCCACTCCTTGCCGTCAAACTTCCACTGGCACGGCCCAGAAGGCCCCTGGTAGCGTCTGTGGCCATCTGGACAGACCCAGTCGAAAGCGTGGAGATTCTTCATCATAGGGAGAAGAGTCCAATCGTCCTGCATATCCGCCATCATTTTGACATCAAATCCCTTATCGAAGGCGCAGTGAGCGTCAATTTTCATTAAATACTTGCCATTAGCAAGTTTGGCGGCTTCTTTGGTCGCCAACCTTTGCCCAACGGATTCGGGGTGATAGATAACAATCAGTTTAGGATTTGGTTTGAGAGGGGGGTCGGGTAAATATCCATCCAAGATTGCAATGATTTCAATATTCCCTTCTGCGTTTTCAGTTAAATCATCAATCGTCTTTTGTAGAAATTCTTCGTTGCGCGCAGGCACAAGCACGCTAAGGTCTATCATTTTAAGTTAGTTTTCTATACAAATTTGCTATATTCTCTATGTGGTATTCTTCTGCTTTGGCAATTAACTTATTAGAAAAGTCCTCATAAAATAACGGATCGCCTCTTAACTTATCTAGTTGCTCGAAGAACTCATCCAAAGTATGGACTGGAAAATAATAACCATTTAGCTCCTTAAACGAATCTTCCTCAAGGGCGATTGTGGGAACACCGAAAGATGCCCCATTGACCAACTTTAACGGATTGGCCAGATTCTTTTTATATGGCCTCCAAACTATTTGAACAAACAAACTTTGGTAAAAGTCTTGAATCCCTTTTCTGGTATCGAATTTGGAAAACTCGATTAAGTTCATTCCTCGTTCCGCTAATCTGCTATTTAACTCTCCAGGTAAGAAAGGAAAAGCCCCCGCCGTTCCGATTACTCCGACATTAACCATTGAATCCTTATATCTTACAACCCGTTCAAAATTAACATGGTGCTGGGGAATTAAAATAATTTTATTAGGAAGGATTTTCTCGAGAAGTTCTTTATCATGTAGTGAGATAACGATTACCGGAACTTCAGGGTGTTTGACCATTAACGGTCCTAACGCCCACCCGTCTATAATATCCATATACGGTCTACCTTCAAACTTAAAATCATATCCAAGAGGAACATGGGGCTTAACGTAAATACAAGCATCGTTCTCATATCCTTCAGTGGGATTGAGTTTGCATTTGAGTTGTTCGGATATTTGGATTCCTCTAATAATCGAGGAAACCCTCATTAAGTGGCCTCGTCTTATCGGTGTACCAAACTTATAAGGCTGGCCCGGATTAACATTAAGAAAAGGTGGTTTGGCAAAAATTGATATGTTCATAAGTTGTCAAGTATCAAAATTGTTTCCTATAGTACATACTTCTTCACGACTTCTCTAACTTTCATCCGCTTCCCGATGATAGAGATTTCACAACTCCATTCAGGGATAAGATTAACCCAATATAAAAACTCATCTTTATCGACTAAATAGCGGTACTCATCCCTAATTTCCAGCTTTTCGCCTCTTTTCACCCTCAACTTCATAGAATTGATTAAGGTATGAGGATTATCATTTTTCCAAGTTATATTACCTAGCCTCACGATTGTATATTTATCGAAATAAGTCTTAACGATGGCCTCCACCTGTCTTTTGTGTTCGTAATATCGGCTAGTTCCGCCCAAGACCCCTAGGGAACTAAAGTAAACAAGATGAGAGTCTTTATCTTGTTTCATGAGCAAGTCTATTTCTCTTTGATATTCAGATTCCCGAACCTCTGAAGAATTACTTACGCCCGAACAAAAATATAATCTATCTTTTGCTTCGGCATCACTAACCGCTTTGGCGATAGCACCATTCCCAACAATTTTCATATTTATATTAAAGTAACCTTCCCTTTTATATCACGATAGGCTTTATTAAACTGATCGGCGGTTTCTACGCCTCTTTGGGTAAACATCCAATCCTCTAATAGTTTGGGAGGGATGGTAACTATATCCGCACCCAAACTAAAGGCTTTTTCAATTTGGTCCACACTTCGAATGCTCCCGATAATTACTTTCGAAGATAGATTGTGCTTTTCAAGATAATTTAGGACCGCAGTTAAGGTTGAAATAGCCCCCGTTCCTCCGGCTTCTTCACATCTCCCCCAAAATAAACTTATATAACTATCCTTGCTTCCCCGGAGGGCTTCGGATGCTCCTATGAGTTGTCCTGAAGTTAGACCGAGTGTAGCGTTAATCTTTACGCCCTCTTTGATTAGTTTACTCATTACTTCAAAGGCTTTCGGGGGATCTCTCGGGTCCATCGGTATCTTAATGACGGCATTTTTGGGAAACATCCTGGCATACCTGAGAGCAAGTTCAACCATTTCGCCCCCAGGCATCTCGGAGTCGGGAACCTCAATAGAGATAGGGAAGTCTTCCCCGACAATTTCTATCATCTTTGATATGTGCTCGGGAATATTAAAAACTCCCTCCTTTTGAAGAATAACGGGGTTTGTTGTGGCCCCCCCTAAAATACCGGAGTCAAACCACTTTTTGAGGTCTTTAAGGTTTGCGGAATCGTAAAATATACCGGATTCTTTCATAATAATTGTCCTTTCAAACTATGTCCCCATTCCTTGACATGAGAAGGCATTGGTCTACCGTAAGTTACTTTATAATGACAACCCATACATAAAGTTCTACAATTATCCATTGAGAAACGGAGTTCTACATATTCAGCCCAAGATTGAATATGGTCAACTTGTAAATATACTCCTCTAATACCGCAAAGTTGGCAAGCGTAGTCATCTCTCTCAAAAACTAATTTTTGCATTTCTACCTTAAATCTATTCCTTTCCAGTTTTCTTTTTGAGACTGCGCCACCTTTCCAATTAGGACTATTCTTTCCTTTTAATCCTTTATGCTCACAGCATTTTTTACTGTTGTAAGTTGACAATTGTTTTCCACATTCACTACAGTTAGGAAGTTTATTTTTCCATCCACCTTGCCAATTATAGTGATTTTCTCCATTATGCAACTTCGAATTACATTGAATACATCTTTTACTTTTACCATGATAAATACTTAATCGTTTTCCACAATCAATACACTTTGGTTTTCCGCCTTTCCAATTTGATGCTAGTTCTCCAGTTTTCCTTTTGACAAGCGCATTAGCTAAACTAATTTTTCGTTTAGTTTCCTCTGAACATGGTTTACGTTTGTATATTCCTGTTGGCATTTTATTAAATCCGTTCACGCAAATCCCAAATTATCGAGTGATTTATGACGACATGCATGGCTTCAACTAACGGAGTTCCATATATCTCGCTATCAGTCTTAACTATCAGACAAGCATCGGCCAATTCTTTCATTGCTCCCCCATCAAAACCCGAAAATCCTATTGTTTTTGCCCCAACCTTTTTAGCATACTGCATAGCCTTAGTAAGATTACCTGACCATTGTTTGTTTCCCCCATGAACAGAGAATCCCACCAAGACATCGTTTTTGGTTAGCCAAGCCTTTAATTGCCCCTCGAATACGCTTTCCCAACCGAAATCATTGGTCCAAGCACTTACTAGAGGAATATCATCTACTAAAGATATTGCCTTGAAGCCATGTTCCGCACTAACGGTCTTGGCTAGGTCTGCCGCAAAGTGAGTGGCGGTAGATGCTGACCCTCCACATCCCATTGTAAAGACTACTCCACCGCGCTTGTAGCAGTCGTGGAGAATATCTAGCGCCTTCTGGTAGTTAGCGTCTGTCGCAAATCCTTTAGATAACTCCGCTATCAGTCCAAAGTATTTCTCGGTATTAAATTTATCCATGATGCAAATTTTTTACCCACATCCAGCTCCTGTATTTATCCCTAATTGTTCCTTCTTTGTACTCATCCGCCCCAACTATAAATAGAGGTATCATTCTATAACACCTAGCGTATGGGATTAAGGCTCTTTTGACATGGTTAAACTTCTTGTAAGAAAAGTAAGCGTAGTCATGGCCCGACATAATCCCACCAACACGGACTTTCTTTAGCCAGTAGTGTAAATCATTGGTAAAGTTTACAAAGTCGTGATTAGCATCGATATATACGAAGTCTAAAGACTCGTCTTCAAAGTCTTTTATGGCTTCCATTGAACTTTTTCTTACTATCGTGCAATTCTTAAAACGGGTCAGTCTTCTGATTGTTTCTTGGTATTTACCTTCAAAGTACTCTTGAGGAGCATTTAAGGCCGTTATTTGCTCCAACGGTTCGTAATCCGACAACATCCAGGAATCAATACTAAAGAGTTTCAAATTAGGATTAGCTTTGCATAGTACTTGTGAGTATTCTCCTCTCCACACACCTATCTCTGCCCCCTTTTTGAAGTTTAGCTCAGCAAATAATTCAGCCAGATTATCTCTACCCATATTGGGGATATTAACGATATATTGGTTCCCTACATTTATTTTGTATTTATCAATAATATATTTATGTGTATCCATTATTTCCAAAAATCCCCTAAATTCACAAAATTAGATAATACTGTAGCGTGATTGTTGTCCTTAACCCAATCCGTCCGGTACTTAAACAGGGGGTAAATCTCCGAGTAATGATAAACCCTTTCGTCTTTCTCGGAGGAGTCGTGGATGATTATATATTTCGCCAAATTCGCAAGCCTTCTGATTGTCTCGATACGGCTTGAGTCTGGGGTCTGGTCTATTAGAGCAATGTCCCAAGGCTTGTCTATTTCCGCATCTTCATATTTTTCGACAAATTTTATCTCGTGGTTCTCGCAAGGATAGTTATACTTCAGGAAAAAATCCATCCATTCTTTGAAGTTCTCATAGGATACTAGCTTTCTGTTTTGGAGAATACACTGGTAATGTAGGAAGGGGGTACTAAAGACTCCCATTCCCAACTCGAGGCAGTCGCCGTTAGTTTTTTCCATTGCTTTTATAAGACAGGATAGATGGCTCCCATAATTTAGCGATACCATCATTTTCGTGGCCATTTTTTATTTATCCCATTCAAATTCACCTGTTTCTAGGTTAAACCTTACTTTTCCCTCTTGACGAAGGAACTCCTCAAGGGTTCTCTTGTTTGGCATTTTTTTTATAATAGGTCTTTTCTCTTTCGTCTTCATTTAAGTCCGATTAAATCTAATTGTTTATTTACAGTTGTTTGCAAATCATCACCGATATAAAACTTGGTATTTATTTTCTTTCTATATTTAGGTTCAATGTTTTTGCCGTGTCTGGGTTTTGCCAATAAGATAATATCGGCCCATTCACAGAGCATTTTCAGGGTTTCTCTGGAAACAATAAGGCCTCCGACAGAAAGTACATTGTAATATCCTCTTTTATTAAGACTGTACTTTGTTTCCACACTTCGGTAAGTCCCACTTCTACAAATACACAAGATTTTTATATCCTTAGTCATTGAAAATTATCCTGCTTCCTTTCTCCTCAAATCTAAACGGCATTTCTCTATAATCCTTTAACCTTTCTCTTATTTGCACCCTCTTGTTGGCCGGGAACATAACTAACATAAACCCTCCACCGCCGGCACCGATTACCTTTCCTCCGATAACTCCTGCTTTTCTAACCAATTTATACATTTTGTCTATTTCGGGATTGCTTGTGGTGCTATTCAGTGCTTTCTTCGCTTCCCAAGAAACATTTAATAATTCCCCGAACTTTTTGAGGTTTCCTTTAAGCAAGGCCCTAACTCCACCTTGGGCGAGAACCTTGTTTTGGTGGAGCATGGGGAGATTATCCTTGATATTTAATTTAGAAAGAACCTCATTGGACTTCCTAGTTATTCCCGTGTAAAACAGCATGAGGCTATTATTGAAATCTTCTTTTACCGATTCATCCATTTCTAATTTAAGACCGCTAACTCTTCCGGAAGGGCTAAATTCAATCGCCCTCAACCCTCCCATCGCCGCTATATGTTGGTCTTGTATCCCTGATGGTCTTTTCAAAATATCCAACTCAATTTTAATCGCTTCGTCTGCCAACTGATGAGAACTAACACTTTCCCCTAGATAAGCGTGGAGAGCGTTCAAAAGACCCACTGTGGCCGCACCAGAGCCACCCAGACCCGTCCCTTGGGTGGGAATGTCCGCTAGGAAGGTTATTTCTATTCCCCTCTTTATATTAAGCATTAGGAGAGCTTCACGCACAAGGTCATGTTTTAAGTCTTTGACCTCTTTGACAATCTCCTTTTCCGAGTAATTTACGATGATTAGGTCGTCAAATCTCTTAACAACCGTGCAGTAAATAAATTTGTCTATCGTTGTGGAGAGGACTAGCCCCCCATAATTCAGGAAATACTCTCTGAAATCGGTATTCCCCCCGAAGAGGGCTAAACGTAGAGGTGTCTTGCTAATAATCATTTTCTGGGTGTTCCCTTCTATAACTCGTAAATCTTTCCTTCCAATCGCTTGGCCATGTTGGCATATTGGGGAATCTCTCGTCAACAAACCAAGCAAAGTCATGTTTCCTCTCTCCCCATCTATCATATAGAAAATACTTTGCCCAAATGTCATAGGAAAACTTCTCTTCTTCCCCTGTGTAATGGTATCCCTTATCTTGGTTCGTTTGATGGAGATGGGCGTACCAAGTATTCTTATTGACCATAACCTTACCTCCCCATGGCCCCAACCAATACTTCAAACCTATGTTGGCCGGTTCTTGGGCATGTCCCATCGGGTCATTCGTAGGGAAACCCCCTATCTTATTAAGAAAGAAGTCTTTTTCTACCATCCAACCCGACCCATGGAACTGAGGGGTTTCATCAATCATATATTCGGGGTTATTTTCTCTTTCTGCTGTTCTCTCGGGCCAGTGTCCACCGGCTTTGAACCTAAATCCTCTCGGGTCGGTGAAGGGGCAGGGCAAGTAAAAATAGTCATAGTGCCTCTCGTCCTGCCATTGCCATGTCTTTGCGTCTAAAACATAAAATCTTGGCATTACTAGCCAGTTATCCTGCATATCTTTTTGAAGTATCTCGTCAAATCCTTTACCGAATGAGCAATGGGCATCAGATTTATAGATATATTTACCTCTAGCCATTATTGCTAGGGTATTGACCATTGTTTTTAGTCCGATATTTTCTGGCAATTCAAGGGTTTTTAGGTTCGGATAAGGAAAGTCTTGATAGGGTGGCCCATTAAAGCCGACTATGACCTCAAAATCTCCCGTAGCTTTCTCGTAGATGTCTTGAATCATTCTTTGAAGTACATTTACCCCTTCGTTAGTAGTTGCTATCTCATTGCAACTAGGGATTATGATAGATAGTTTAGCCATTTAACCTTTCTATATCTTTGGGCGTATTTATTTCCCCGACAAAGTTCTTTGCCTTAATTAACGGCACTTTATGGAGCCAGATAAACCAGTCTACCAATACACTGAAATCGGGACATACCAAATGGTAGTCAAAAATGTCCGTATTTAAGACCATCACGCCGTCCTTTGTCTTAGGACCGAAGACTAACACACTTAAATTCTTTGCCACACACCTTTTAACATTTTCCGGGGTTGGCATTTCATCCCCATAGATTAAGAGAAACCTCTCGTTGTTTAGGTATTTCCTTGTGGCACGAAAACTATATGCATTACCTTTGTCGGAACCTTCGACATATTTTACTTCTCTGCCTCTGTAATCTCCGCCGACATGCATCCTTATCTGGTTGCCACGATATTTAGTAACAATTATGATTTCGTTCACCTCACTTGGTAGGGATTCCAATACATAATCAATCAGCGCCTTGCCCTTCACTTTAAGCAAAGGCTTAGGGGTTTTGGCCGTTAGTGGCATCATTCGTATACCTCGGCCTGCACACAATAAAATGCACTTCATATTTTGTTAGTCTTGTAGACCTCCTCAACAATCTTCAGGGTTTCATAAGCATCGAGGGGAGAGGGATTTGTTACTCTGTCCTCCCTTATGGCTGAGAGAAACTCCCTCAATTCAAGTTTAAGCGAGTCGTCCGCTACCGGATTACATTTAATTACTCTTTCCCTTACCTTTTCCGGGTCTTTGGTCCTTTTTCCCAACACTAACCTTTCAGGTTCCCCATACCTCATCCCAAGCCCCTGAACCTCTAAGTAACCTTCAGTTCCGTAAATCTCGAAACTATGCATACGCTTCCACTGGGTCAAACTGCTGTGAATTGAGGCTATAACACCATTTTCACTCTGAAGTAACACGAATCCATTGTCTTCTGTCCCGGCTTTCCAATACATATCGGCCCTCATGCCTTGAACTTTCTTAATTTCTTCGAGAAAAGACCTCGCCATATCAATCATGTGTACCCCCTGGTCGTGCAAATGTCCCCCGCCACCCATTTCTTTGTTTATACGCCACTCTTCTTCATAACCAACCCTTCCTCCGAAGCCATATCTGGCCCTAATAAAGAGAAGATTGCCTATAATCCCCTTTTCATATAACTTTCTGGCTTTAATAAACCCATCATGGAAACGACAATTATATCCAACCATATAAGTTAGACCTTTTTCGTCAGCTAAAAAGATATTATTTAAGATTTCCTTGGACTTAATAGCCCCGGGCTTCTCACAAAGAACATGTTTACCCGATTGAAGTGCCTGTTTTGTAATAGAAGCGTGATATTTATGCGGAGTGGCAATCAAAACCGCATCTATATTTTCATCACTTAAAACATCGTCCAAGGAAGGCGATCCCTCTATTCCCGAGTCAACAACGGCATCAAGAGAAGCGTTTTCAGATATTATCCTTGCCCACCTTGACCCCATCCTACCTAAACCGATTAAAGCAAAGTGTATCATCTTCCCACTCCTATATACTTAAACATTGACATATCTATATCTTTAAAATAGTTTCGGGCATCAAAGAATAACTTGGGTTTTTTCATCAATCTCGCTATTTCTTTGAAATTGGCCTTTTTCATTTCTTCCGATGGCGTTATACAAACAATCGCCTGGCTATCTTTATGTTCATTTTCCACCGCTTCAATCCCTATCTTTTTCAGTTCACTCATAAGTCTCATTGGCAAAGAACTTTTGTCCACATCCACTCCCTGTTTGTATGACAACCCCCAAAAGGTTACTTTCTTAAATTGACTAAGAACTTCAAGCATCCTCTCAAAACGCCTGTTGTTCTTTCCAGCAACCGCGTTTATCACTGGGATAAGAACTCCATACCTTCTAGCCACTTTTCTTAGATAATCCAGGTCTCTCTCCAAGTGTCCCCCTGAAAACCCCACAGAAGCGTCTAGGTAGGCTTCAGGGCCTATTCTGTAGTCAGACCTCAGTGCGTGGGCTATGTCGGTTACGTCAGCCCCTACATTCTCACATAAATCGGCTATATCGTAGATAAAAGATAGAGAAGTAGCCAAGAAAGCATTTAGGGCGTGTTTAATCATCTCGGCCGTAGCTACACTTACAAACTTGACCTTTTTGCCCTTAAAGATTTTCTTGCATCTCTCATCATCCGTTCCGATAAAAATCTCTTTTAGATTGTCTAAGTCTTCCGCTCCCCTGCCGACTCTTACGTGTTCAGGCATATACGCATACCCAAATTTCTTTCCTAGTATTTTGATTATCTCTTTTGAAGTACCGACTGGAATTTGGCTGGATACAATTACCAATGTGCCTTTTTTAAGTAGGGGTTTGACTATTCTTATCGCCTCGAATATGGGCTTTACATTGCCTTGCCCTTTTTCATTAACCGGGGTGTCAATCGCAATCCAGCATATTTCGCATAAATCCGGTGTAATAATCTGGTGGCCCCATTTCTTTAAATATGTGAATAAAGCCTGTGCCAACTGGTCTTTACCGATAATCGCTATTTTCATAAGTGTTTTACTACAACAAGCCTATCATCATATCTTTTGCCACATTCAATCATGTTGGTGGCGTATTTCTCGCTCAAATATTTAATAAGGTCTAAATCGGCAACGTCCTCGATAACATAAACCAAGCTAGGGTTTTTCTCCTTTTTAAGGAGATTCATTATCCCCAAACAAGCAAATAGCTGGTCGGCTGGGTCGTGAGACCCATCGTCAACGACCAAATCTATACCTGGCCCCAAGATTTCGACTAGGTCGGCAATGTCTCTGGCCGAGCTTTGGTCTGCCAAAAGGACTTGTATCCTTCCCTCTTGAAATATACGGACTTTTTGGTTCTCCATCCCATATATTTTTGCGTTGGGAAAGAAATCCCGCCACATTCTTAGTCCTGCCCCTTCACCCACTCCTATCTCAATAACTTTTTTAACCTCATTTCGTTTGTCTTTGAAAAAATCATAGTAAAAAGACAGATAATGATGTTTAGTTCCCTTGTCGGTCCCGTATTTTTTACCTAGTTTTTCTAAATCATTCATTTTATCCAACCCATCTTTCTAATTTCTTCTTCCCAATTTGGGGGCCAAGTCGGCATCCCCGGGAACATCTCATTTATGAACCAAGAAAAGTCATGGATTCTACCTTCCCATCTGTCATTGAGCCAGTATTCAGCGCTCCACTCCGCACCCCGAACATGGTCTTTGTCGTCTAATTTGTACATTCGGCCATATCTTCGGCCCTTATGTAAATGAGCATACCAGGTTTTTTTGTTTACTTTCATCGCCCCACCCCCCAGCCAAGTCTTAAATCCTATTTCTTGTGATTCTTGTGCAAAATGGCCGTAATTTGTCGGGTCTAATCCATGCAGGAAGTTATCAAAATGGTTCTTGGTCATAAAGTAGCAGGAACCTTGAAGCGAAGGCGTATCATCTATTTCCTCTATTCGGTCTCTTTTCCAGGGAACTCCGTGCATCCCCGAATCGTGAGGTTTACCAACCCTAGGGAAATCTATATACATATAATCCACCGGGTACTTATTGTCAGTCCGTTCCTCTATCTTCCACTCCTCAGCATTTAAGGCGTATCGTCGAGGTATTTGAATCCAGTTATCCTCTAAATGACTATCTATTAGCACTCTGCCGAAGTCTTTGCCAAAACTACAATGGTCATCCGTTTTCATTATGTACTTTCCTTTGGCCAACTTCACACAATTATTTATGCCCTGCCTTAGTCCAACGGGGGAGTTTGGATGAATGTAGGTAACTCTTTTGTCTTGAACTAGGGGCTCGGGCCAATTTTCATCGACGTTAACTATTACCTCAACCTCCACTCCGGCATTATTGAGAACATCTTCTATGGTTTTGGAAGTAAATTGAGAATTTCTGTTAGGAATTATTATAGATAGGTCCACTTAGCTTAATACCTCCTCTATCAAAACAATCCAATCTGTCGCTTCTAAATCGCCATCATTCACTAACCACCTATGAAATACTCCATTTCTATAAATGGTCAAAAAGCTGTCTTTCAAAAGTCCATAATCCCCTTTGGGCCATTCGACTCGTCTAATCTTCTTGCCATTTGTCAATCTGCGAATTGCGGTAGGAAAATCCATTAAGTCTGGCTTATTTTGTATTCTCGGGGTTAATGTCTTAGGTTCTGGGTACATATCATTCACCGCCCTTCGATGCTGAAGCACTGACACTATTTGCTTTAATTTCGTTTATATATTTAGTTACCGCCATGCGCACGTGTTCGGAGAAAGTAATATCTTTGAGTTTTTTGAGGAATCTTATCTGTTCTTCGCCAAAGAATAATGTCTTTGATACCATATACCTCTAGTATGGGTATCCGTTTTGATTGCTGTCAAGAGGATTACCGGCAACCAAAGTTCTTTAATAGATTTAGATTTGCTTGGAATCTTGGTGTTTTTACTGACCCATCCTCTTCGGCACTAGGGCTCGGACTAGGGGATTCGCTTCTGCTTGGTGAGAGACTTGCCGACATTGAAGCGGATGGAGATAGACTGGCACTTTCTGATAGGCTTTCGCTTGGTGATTGAGAGGCCGATGCACTTTTAGATGCCGACCCAGAGGGGCTTAGACTCGCCGATACGGATGGGGATTCGGATGGAGAAACACTAGGAGACTCCGATTTACTTTCCGACCCTGATGGGCTTTGACTTGAACTTACCGAAGGGGATTCGCTTTTGGAACCCGAAGCTGAAGGTGACAAGGATTTACTCTCGCTCAGGCTTTCAGATGCACTCGCACTGGCTGATGGGCTTAAACTTTTAGAACCGGATGCACTACTGGAGAATGATTCCGATGCGGAGGGCGACAATGATTTACTTTCGGAAGCAGACCCCGACTTAGATTCGCTTGCACTCGGGCTAAGGGATTTGCTCTCAGAAGCAGAACCACTTTTAGATTCCGACCCACTCGGACTTAAAGACTTGCTTTCTGAGGCAGATTCCGACTTACTCCCGCTGGCCGAGGGGGATAAACTTTTACTTTCACTGGCAGAACCAGATTTAGACTCTGATGCGGAAGGAGATAAACTCTTTGACTCTGAAGCCGAAGGACTAAGGCTAGCCGAACCTGAACCCACACCTGATGGACTGGCAGAGGCAGAGGCACTCTTGGACTCTGAAGCCGATGGGGAAAGGCTCTTTGATTCACTAGCAGATTCAGAGGCCGAAGCTGACTTACTGGCGGATTTAGATTCACTGGCAGAAGGTGACAAGCTCTTGCTTTCTGAAGGAGATTCACTTGGACTTTCCGAGGGAGAGGCGCTTTTGGATTCTGATGCAGAAGGGCTCAAACTTTTCGACTCTGACGGAGATTCGGATGGACTTTCGCTAGCGCTTGCAGATTTGCTCTCTGACGCACTGGGAGATAATGACTTAGATTCCGATGCACTAGGCGAAAGAGATTTTGACTCACTGGCTGAGGGAGATAGGCTTGCCGATGGAGAGAGTGATTTGCTTTCCGAAGCCGACGGGGACTGACTTTTTGACTCAGAGGCACTAGGACTTTCACTACCAGATGGGCTTAGAGATTTGGATTCTGAACCAGATGGTGAGGCCGACTTACTTTCGGAAGCGGATGGGGATTCCGATCCTGAAGGCGAAGCGCTGAAACTGCCCGATTCCGAAGGACTTAGACTTTTACTCTCTGATGCGCTGGGGCTTTCACTAGCTGAGAAGGAAAGGGAAGCGCTGGGCGACAAAGACGCTGACGGACTTAATGAGGCAGAAGGGGATAAACTTGCACTGGGACTGAGGGACGCACTTTCAGATAAGGAAGCGGATGGGGAAAGAGATGCTGAAGGACTTTCAGATGCGCTTGGAGATAAAGAAGCGGATGGGGAAAGGCTGGCGGATTGACTAAGACTAGCAGAGGGGGACAAGGATGCCGAGCCAGAAGGTGAAGAAGAAACCGTACCTGTGGCATCAGGGACTTCAAACTCCGCCCAGCTCACATCTATTGTTTCGGTATCGCCGTGAGAAGGGGTAAAACGCAAAGCAAGGTTGGTGTAGTCAGTAATAGAGTCTGCTTCCCCCGCACTCAGCGTATATGTTTTCTCGGCAAAGCTGGAACTGCGGTTGGTCTGGTTATTCATGATTGCTATTACAGAACCGCCTTCTAATAGTTCAAGAGTAAGGTTCTCGGGCCCACCGCTTCCTGCGGCTCGCATTCTGAAACGGATAATGTGTCCAGTGCCAACCGCAGGGTCAGTTACATCGGAGAGATTAAGTACACAGAAGGATTCGCCCGCACCCGTTGATTGAATAAAGTCGGCATCATCAAAACTTACCTCATCTAATTTCGACCAGAGAGGTGTAGCTAGCCATGAGCCAGTTGCATTATCCCCATCGGGTCTGGCAAATTGAGCCATATTAGTCTACCTCCTTTTGAAGTTTAATTAAGAGGTTAGAAGTGTCGATTAGATTCCATATAAGGACCACATTATTTTTCGATTATTATAACCGTTGCCCCGGATTCTCTTTCAATAACATTGATGGCCGTGTAGGGTGTTCCATCAGCTTGTAAGGGAACCACCAAGTCCACGACCTGAGCAGACGGAATAACCTCATCGAAAGTATTAGTATCTACATCCTCTATTCCCCACTTTAAATAAACATCCTTGGCGATAGCGTAAACACGAAGAAAGGTCGTGTCGGCGTTTAGAGTAATCTCTGTAGAGACTGAAATCGACGCATCTATCGTCCTGGCCAGGGCTACCGCTCTTGGCGTTATTTGTATTGCCCTTCCAAATTTGTCTGTTGGTATTTCAATCATATTATGGCGGGAACGATGGTGAACTTGACGGGCTTAGGCTTGCAGATGGTGAAAGTGACCCTGAGGGGCTGTACGATGGGCTGACGGACTTTGAGCCACTAGCGGAGGGTGAGGCGCTTCCAGACGGGCTGGCACTTTTGGATTCCGACTTACTGGCACTGGCTGATGGAGACTTTGAAGCAGATGGGCTGATAGACGCAGACTCCGAGGCCGACGGACTAGCCGACTTACTGGCACTGGCACTCTCGGATGCCGAGGCACTGGCACTTTCTGATGCAGAAGGAGATAGGCTTCCTGATGGACTAAGACTACCCGACGGGCTGGCGGATTTACTTTCACTGGCACTAGCCGACCCCGATGGACTAAGGGAGGCAGAGGCACTCGCAGATTCAGAAGCACTACCACTCGCAGATTCAGAAGCCGACGGACTGGCAGACTTACTTCCGCTAGCCGAACCAGAGGCTGATGGGGACAAAGATGGTGAAGGGCTAGCCGACTTGCTCCCGGATGCTGATGGGGATAAAGATGCCGAGATGCTGAGCGATGGCGAACCAGAGGCTGACGGAGATAGAGATTTTGATGCAGATGGCGAACCAGAGGCTGACCCGGACGCTATCTCAGATTCTATTGCCTGAGTCCATATAGCATAATCACTATCACCCGTGTTTATATAAACATTGTTCCCGTTCTTATCAAGGTCATAGAATACAGCTCCATGCTTAAACCCCTCGTATCCCGTAGGAAGAGTATTGCCTTCAGCTTCTAGGATGTTATCAGTTGAAAGATGGGTAGGATTTGTCGACCCCTGGACCAATGTCGTATCCCACCTGATAACCCTATTGGTCCGGTAAGGGGCACGAGCGGTTAGGAAGTTCGCTTCGCCCGTGGTTCTTAATCCACTGGAAATTGCCTCGATTCTTTCGAGTTCGTTCTGTGTGTCTTTTGGTAAATTTTCTTTTATCTCAAATGCGCTCATTTTTCTCCCATAAAAAAAGGGAGCTTAAATGGGATTAGGGAGAGACCCTTTTTTCCCAAGCTCCCAAGTACTGACTAACTACTTGTTAAAACTTCCAGAAACCTAAGGCGGCTGAGTGTCGGACGTGATCCTTCACTTTGCCCCCGTATACGAATAAGTCTTTGTAGGCTGTTCCGAAGTCTCCTATTAAATCCTCTTCCATCCTGGTATCCAAAACCTTCTCGGCAAAGGTCAGCCACATGGGGTGTCCCGCAAGGACCTGGTATCCGTCGGTGTTGTCCCCTGAGAGTCTGTTGCTCTTGAATACCTTGAATCCCTGAAGTTCGGTGATAAAACCTCTCTTGACCAGCTCTTCGTAGACCGCCGGAACATGGAGAGCGATTCCTGTGGCGGAAATAAGTATGGTTTCGAACTCCGGAGGGACAATCAAGAACCTGTCTGTGTCGGGGACGGCTGTGTATCCGTTCTTCTCAGCTAGGTCCAACTTCTGCTTTAGGGCGGCGACCTTTGCCAAGAGATTTGCGGCGGTAATGGTCAGAACGGTTGCGGCTTCGATTGTAAAGGCCGTGCCTGAGGCAATTGCTCCACCCGTGTAAGCCGAAGTTACATCGTCTAGGTCATCCTCAATCGTAATTTGGGTTGTTGAAGTAAATGTCTTTATTCTGTACCACTTTGTGTGTCCTGTTGCTTTGAAGCCCTTGCCAACCATATCCGAAGTGAATGTGGTTCCATTCCCTGTTACGACTCCTGTGGTAACCGCAACTTCAACATCCCCTGTCGTGTAGTCGGTTCCAACCCTATTTCCAGACCCGACATCCCCATAAAGACCGAGGGCAAACTCGTCCATATTCTTGGTTCTCTCATTACCGACCTGAGTAACTATTGTGGGGTGCGGATTCTTGATGTAGGAGAGCCACCTGGCTAGTGTTTTCTCTTTCCAATAAAAAGATTTCTGCTCGGTAATATCAAGCTGGGCGTTATTTTCGGTTAAAGAGTCTGCGGTAAGGGCTGCATCTGCATAAGTCTTTTCTGAAAGTTTATCGAAGTCTAAAATGTTAAGAAGTGAACCAATCCCGTTAATCTCTCCCTCATAGTCCCGGTTAACAATGACATCGAGTAAGCTCTTGTCATAGACCCACTCCATGACCTTACTCGAAAATCCTTCTGCTAATTTTGTGCCGTATGCGCTCATTTGGTAAAGCTGTAGATTTCTTTACCGTCCCGAAGTGGGGTTTGGAGTAATCTAGGTTTAACTATAATTATGGGAATTGGTTGCTGTCAAGAGGGAGTTTTGTTTTGGGGCTAAATTACTCTTTGGCAATCTTCCCGGCCTTCAACATTTCCTTCCATTTATCGTAATCCGTCTCCCTTAACTTTCGTCCTTCCTCAACCGTTAACATATCGGTTTTTGGAGTTGGTTTTTCGTTGGGCCCGCCGCTTCCTGTCGGAAACATTGCCCCCTTATTCTTTTTACCTTTGGTGGATTGGTCATATAAAAACGCCCCGACTAAGATATTAAAAGGTACACTATTATTAGACTCTTGTTTGGCAAATTCCGCAAACTCTTCCTGTCTTCCTTCGAGGGCCGGGGTAGCGATTAAGACTTTCGGATCTCCAATAAATCCATCAACCGACTCATTCCACTTTTCAATTTTCTTGGCTTGGTCTTGGGCCTCCTTTATTCTGGCTCTCCATCTTCGGCTAATAAGGGTTTCTCTAGCAAGGGTTCTTTCAACTTCACTCATCAACTCCCAGTCTTTAAACTCGGTTTGTAATTCTTCTTCTGTCGGCTCGGGGATTTCATCCGTATCGGTGATTGCTTGATTCAAAACTCTATTCTTGGCGGCAATCTTTTGGGCCTCCTTAGACGACTCGGAGAACTTCTTTTTATATATTTCTTTTGAGGGTTCGGCTTGCGACTCGGGTTCTGGTACGGGCTCTGAGGGTACGGGTTCACTGGGAATCGGTTCGGATGGCACTGGTTCACCGGGGACAGGCTCACTTGGTATGGGCTCTGAAGGAACTGGCTCGCTAGGTTCGGGTTCGGGAGTAGGCGGATTATTTCCTGCCGCAATAGCCTCTTCTTGTATCTTCTTTAATTCTTCTGGGGTAGGTTTTTTGTGGGTAGCCATTTTTGCCGTCCTATTGCTAGGGTTTGGATTGGTCTAAGGTTATTTGGTTTCTGCTTCTTTGATTAAATCCTCTATCTCTTGTCTTGACTTTCCTTTGGTATCAACTCCCAGCTCTTCGGCCTTAGCTTTTAAGTCTTTGGTTGATAGATAACTGGGCGGCTGTGCGTCTGAAACTTCGGGCTCTACCTCTTCTTTGGGGGCCGGGACTTCGCTAAGTACATCTTCATAAGTTTCTATCTGGGATTTATTAAGATATGACCTTCTGGCTCTTAAAAATGCTTTGTCGTCTTCCGTGAGTGCCTCAAGGCTTTTCGTAAGTATGTTATCGAGGGTTTCTTGGGATTTGGGGTCCATTGCTTTAATAGTAAGGTCTGATTTTACTTGATGTCAAGACTTTCTTTTCTTTCTTCTTCTCGCTCTGGCGGCGGCTTTGTATCCGGCCTTACTATATGGAAAATGTTTTTTGCCGACTCGTGGCATTTTATATCACCTTCTTTATATTACCAACCATATCCTCCATCATCTGCTTCATTCTTTCTGGACTTGATAAATACGCTTCCAGTAACATGTAGTTTTTTAGCCTTGCTTTAAGATATATCTGTTTCCTATTGGGGACTCTGAAGATAAACCGCCAGACAAATTCTGGTTCATCCACTAATTCTCGTTCAACTGCGTCTCTCATTGAGGCTAAATGTGTTCTTGTAGATTCAATCGATACCTGTCCTTTTTGAAGATTGGCTTGCATATCTAACAGAGTTTGAAGCTCTCCGGCATACCCTTCGGTATCTAGGTCTTTATAAGTAAGTCCGAATTTCTCTAAGATTTCATCAATCATGCTACCAATCTAGGCGGTTGGGCTGGTGGTGTTGCCCCAGCCTGCGGTGGCTGTCCACCCATCATTCCATTTTGGCCCCCCAGTAAGGGGTTTGTCAACTTGTCCTTTTCAGCCTGCATAATCTCGGTTATCTCCTCCGGCGTCAGGTCGGCATACTCTAATAGTTTCCTCTGATAGACCTCCATCAGCTTCGGGTTGCCAGGCATACTGAGAATGACTGCGTTTAGTTTGGTGAGAGAGTCTGTATCCTTGGCGTTCTTCTCATCCTGGCTCCAGACCTTGACTCTGTAGCCGGATTTGGTCATCCAATCCTTCGGGCTTATCTCCCGCTCAAAGACATTGTCGGTATTCTTCCCTTTGTGATAAATCTTGACCGCATCCAATTTATCCTTGCCCGCCTCTATCATTTTTAAGAATTTGAGTCCTCTTTGCTCCCAAGCCCTAGTATAGAACTTGGACATCCCTTGGGTTCTCTCCTTGGCCTCTCCTAGTGCAAGCTCAACCTCTCCTAGCGTTGTTTTGCGCTCTGTTTGGGCTCCTTGCTGAGTGGTGGTCGCTCCCGTTGCCTTTTCCGTCATCTCGATAACAAAACCCATCTCATCCAAACTCTCCGAGAGGTCGGGAATGTCCACTTTTTGGAATACTTCATTTATATTTCTTCCGCCCAGAGGAACTGGATACCATCCCCAGGGTGTGGGTTGCCAGGTCCCAGGAAGAAATCCCTCGGCTTTCAAAGCGGCATCATAATAGTGCATCCCGAAGTTTCTGAGGGTTCTGTTCTCTACAAGCTGGGAGAACCAAGAATTAAGGATTTTATTCGGTACTCTGACTATATCCGCTATCCCGTCCGTCCAGAAGTCTTGTTTATCTACATCATCCCCCCAGGTGTTATAGCGGTAATGATTTCTCCAGAAATTGTCTTCGGTTGTCCCGATTATCTCCTCCTGGGGCTTTCTCATTAAGATGCACTGATCTTCGGCCTCGATGTAGACATAGATTTGTTCCTCAACCTCTTTGCCGTCTATTTTGTTGCGGTAGACCTGATGGATTGTAAGCTCGACATAAGTTTCCCCAAGAACTGGGTCATCAATATCGGTTACTCCTAAGTCTGCCATCTTCTTGTTTTTCTCCTGAAGTGAGTTCTTATTATCCGAAGCCTTGATTATTCCCATCTGCGACTCGAAGAAGGTTTCCAGTTTCTTAACTTCATCTTGGTTATAGTCGGGGTTGGCTTTTAACTGGCTGAGGGGCTTGAAGATGTGGGTGTGAATGAGAAACCTTGAGGAGTCTATATCGTGGGGGTTCATAAATCTATCGACCAGCATATCTTCGGGGTCTTCTATCTCCCATTTAATCTTGCCATCAATTATCTGCATGGAGTCGAAGGTTCTGCCAAAGAAGAAGTCCTGCTTTTTGTCGACAATGTCCTGAATTTTGGCGTTGTTTATATCGAGGGTGTATTTCCAGTATTCGTTCTGAAATATCTCGGCTTCCCCGTCATTGTCCAAGTTCTCAAACTCAATTACCGGCATATCGTCCACGTCCTTCAAGAGAGTGCGGAGGGATGTTTTCATTAGGGGAAGATTGACACTCTGCCTTTGGGTGAGCCTATTGATTTGCACCTTATCCCGGTAAAGTTCGTAGTTCTCTCTCCACTGCTCGTGCCTTCGCTCACGATAATTAAAACCAGCTTCCTTGTTATTTACAAGCATCTGAAGCTCTGGATTTTCGAGGATAAGTTCTTCCGCCATAACTACAGATTAGACTATGGAGTTAAAGGAAGGCAAGAGTCAGCCAACGCCCTCGATAAATGGTTTTACGCCACCTGTATCCGAGAAGTCTATTTTGTAATCAACTGGTTTTAGGCTCTCCATCCCATACCTGATTGCGTCCATGGTGTGATTTAGGAAATCTTGGGGTTCATTGATTATCTTCCCATCCTTATCGGTCAGCCAAAGGTAGTTCCTATACTCTTTCCAGATATTGATACTTCTCTTGGTAACATAGATTGTCTGGTCCTGGACGTACTGGATGCCCTGTAAGACGCTTCCTTGGCCCTTCTGTGAGGGCAGGATAGATATTCCATAACTCTTTATCTCATCAAGGCTCTTGGGTTCCGCGCTATCGCCTATTACTAGGGCATCCTGGGTCTGTTGGATTGCGTCGGCTATATCTTTGTTGCTCATCCCTTTCCTATAGAGAAGTTCGTCAATAATAAATGAGTTATTCCAGACGTAGATGTCTACTAAGGATGTTGGGTCGTTTGAGTAGCCAAAGTCCAATCCTTTTCTTTTAAGTCTTGCATCGTCTGGAATATCATCAATGGCATTCCACCCTTTGTAAATCCTCCCCTCGGCCTCACCCAAGAGCCCCTCGCCATAAACTCTCCACCAGTTTTTGTTGGATCTTCTGACTTCTATCGCCTTAACTATCAATGGGTCGAGTGCTTCATTGTCAAGGTATGTTAAGGTTATAAAATCGCAGTCCATCTTCCCGATTATTTCTTCGTAAACCCAAAATTCACTTACGGGGTTATAGTCTATCCAGATTATTTTCTTGGTTCTGACCTCCAACTGGGTATAGGTTTCATAACTTATATTGTTGGCTTCGTTGATAAATAACACATCTCTTCTTGGGCCCCTGACTTTCCCCGGCTGGTCGGCTGAGAAAAACTCGAGTTTACTCTTGTTCTCAAAAGTATAAATACAATCTGTCTTGTTCCACCTTGCGTCCTCGAAGTAGTTATGCTCGGTCATTATGCTTAAGAAATCCCTAACCGCACCTCTACGAAGGTGTGGAAAGGTTTCAGAAACCACGCTTATAATCTCGTTGTCATGGGTTTGGGCATATTGGATAAGAAGCAGAAGGATAGAAATGGTCTTACTGGCCCCCGTACCGCCACAGACTATCCTAATCCTCTTTGTCAGACCCTGGAGTTTGTGGGTCGCTGTCGTCTGGATGTACATAGCCTAAAATTGGTATGGGTTTTCCGCCGGAGGTTATATCAGCCTTTGTGGTTTCTACCATCTTGTGATTGACCCGAAGAAGAAGTGAGACTATTGCGGCATTTATCTCTTTTCCTCCAAAGATACCAACTTCAATCAATGCCTCCTTCTGCTTCATTTTTAATTCTTTCAAAGAGTCAGAAAACTCCGGATATTTTTTAGCCCACTGATAAAGAGTTTCTTTGGTTATTCCTAACTTTAATGCTATCCCCTCAACAGTCGGTATCTTCATATTCTCCGGTATCGCTTCTTTAAGATAATTATTTAACTCATCAATTATTTCTGGTTTGTAAAGCGTTGGTCTTCCTGTCTTCTTTGTATAATTGTATTTTTTGGCCATGCTTGTTTTGTGCCTGAACTAAGAGGTATCGGATGTAGTCAAACTTTCTACACACCCCTTAGAATCGATTTGGTGAATGCTTTGTTTCATAATCTCTTCAACATCACATACTTGGTCTTTCTTGCTCCTGTACCGTCCTCCCCAGATGAGTTGGTAACTGCTTTTCTGATATAGCTTAGTTTAATAAGGCCATTTAGGGCGTGGGTTATGGTTGAGTTCTTCTCTCCTCTTGTCTCCATCTCCATTATTATATCCTTTTGGGGGACCGGTATCTTCTGGGTGTGGACCCAGTAGTCTATAAATCTCATTATCTTCTGTTGAAGTTCGGTTATTTCGTAGAGATTTGAGTAGACAGTTGTCACTTTTTGGGCTTAGGTTTTTTTGACTCCTTCAATTTGGCAAGCTCTTCCTTGGTCAGAACCGCACTTAAGATGAACACATTATTTTGTCCGTGCGGTTTACTTATTATAATACTCTCTGGCAAAAATCCAAACTGGGCTTTTAAGTTAAAGGCTTTCCAGTTGCGGTCAACTCTATCTTTTAGCTTGAAAGGGATTGTGCTTCTTATTTTTATGTTCTTATTCATAGACTAATTTCTCCGCAATCTGGACAGATAAGCTGACGGACTTGGGCATCGTCAAAGTAAATCCTTTTGATTTCTTTGTCTATTCTTTTCCCGTTTTTATGAACTTCTAATTTAATCTCACCTATGGGTTTCATTCTTCCTTTCTTAATACATCACAAAAAGCACAAAATTCTAACCTACCATCAATGCTTTTAACCCAAAAATGTCTTTTAAGTAATTTACAAAATATCAGTTCAAGAATTTTCTTCATTTATTGTTTCTTCTCGGATAGCCTCCTCATATTTTTTAATAGAACCCCCATAATTCTTGTCCAAGAACTTCCTGAAATCTAGTAAGCGTTTTTCAATCAAGGTTTTCTTCATATCTTCTCTTTATTCAGTCTGTCTATTATTTCGTTCATCTTTGTAACAAGAAAATCAATTTGTTCATTGGTAGGAATTATCTCTTGCCCGCCTCTTGTGTCAATTCGCCAATACTCTTTTATCTGTTCTATCTTCTTCATTTGTCTCCTTTGAGGTGGGATAACTTATAAGACATCAAGAACGCTCCAATTCCTACTTCTAAAGTTATTAAATCTTCTTCGGTGAAGCCTCGGTTTTTGCTTTGTAATTCCATAAATTCGTCAATGTGTTCCCCTATCTCCTTAATTATTTCTTCTCTGTAGGAGTCTAGGGCCTTGAGTATTTCTTTGCGATTCTTACTTGTCTTACAATTACAAACACCTTGGTCGTCTAAAATAAGGTAACATTCTGCCAAGTGCCACTCTCCAGCGTGATACCAATACTTCTCAAACTCCTTAATTATTTTCTCTTTTAAGGGGGTCATAACCTGACATATCCTTTCCCTTTACACTTATTGCACTTCTGGTAGTTTTTCATAATATCTTGGCAACGATACAGAACCCGATAGGGGGCTTCTCGTTTGTTACTCTCCCAAAGGCTCACGGCAGTAACAGAAACTCCCATTTCTTTTCCAAATTCGGTTGCAGTCATTCCCAGCTTAGTCCGTGCCTCTTTAATTAGTCTTGGAAAATCATTCCCCATATCTTTAGTCGGCATTGGATTTAATCCTCTTTCTTATTGGATTTCTAAACTTCGGCAATCTGCCCTCTATCCTATCAAGTAGCATTTGCATTATGCCCCTTGCCCATTCTCCTAAATAATCCGCCCTTAAAACTCTATATCGGATTGCCGTTGCTAGCATTTGCCTTTCTGTCCACGATAGCCTTAGTCTGACTGATTGCCCAGAGTTCCCGATTTTAATTGTTTTCATCTAAAAATTGAATCTCTCCGTGCATTGTTTCAATAAAATCATCAAGGTTCACAAATCCAAAATACCTTGTTAAAATTCCCTTAATTTTGTTTCTGGTAATTATTTCGTAGAAACGCTCTCCGCATTTAAGATACTTCCTGTTCCCCGTCGGGCTTGCCCACGCTCTCTTTGGTTTCTCTCTAACCAGTCTTCCGTTTTTGCCCACAGGGACAATGTTATATCTCTCTCGGATTTCCTGTATTTCTTTTTCTGTTAAACTCATTTCCCTTTTTCTCCCGTTGGTGGAGCAAACTATCAATAATCTTAAAAACTTCAAACCGTTCGTCATTTTGAGCCAACGGATGTTCAAAACCTGCGTTAAGAAACGGATTTGCTGTTTTACTTTCCTTTATTTTCTTCATTTTTCTCACCTACCTTCTTTCCTCTTTCCTTGCCTCATCTACTGCTTCTTTTATCAAATCTTTTAAATATTTCGGTTTCCAGCCCGTGCTTTTCCTCGCCACTTTGACAAAAGTATCATATCCGTCTTTATAAGCCTCCTCTACTGCGGAGTGGATAAATGACCAAAGTTTATCATCATCAAAATTATCACCAAACTCTACAACAGTAAAGGTTCTCAATAAATCTTCAAACTTCTTTTTCAACTTTGTGTCTTTATTCATCTTAGTAAATCAGGGTGTTAGTTAAAATCTCTAACTTTAATTTTTGTAATAATTCTATCGCCACTTCTGGTTTTCAATTCACAAGCAGGTCTTAATACTAAACCTTCAGCATCAGCCGTTCCAAAAGATGACTTAAATCCTTTTTTTACAAGCTTTACAGCTTCGTTTATTGTTCCATATCCGACAGCGGGACTGACTCTTAATCCTAGCTTTTGCCCAATATCATAAACATTTTTCCTTTCAAGCCACCAATCTCCAACCTTTACATCAAAAAGCATAAAATCTACATCATTCATCAAGTAATCAACACCAACCTTGCCTTGAATTTTGAAACCGAAACCTTCTCCATATAAGATGACATTGGTTTCTTCCCCTTCTTTGTTGAACATATCCATTAAGAGTTTTCTTTTGGTAATCGTTAGAAATGTATCATTAAGCTTATTGGTGAGATGTGCAGGTATTTGGGCGTTATCCGTCTTTCCTCCAAAAACAATGTCCTTTCCATTAAACATTACACGGATATTTGTTCCGTCAACTTTTTCGGTAAACTCCCACTGGTTGCTCTGAAGATAATCAAACGCAGGGTCAGCCCATTCCCCCACAATAAATGGGGCATTGGGTTTACTCATATCTCTCTTGTAGATTGAATTTATTTTGTGATATTCCATATTCTTTTTCTTCTTAGTAAATCAGGGTGTTAGTTAAGTTTTATAGTCTGGTAAAGTTCTGTGTATTTCTACCTCGCCAACCTTTTCAATACTTATTCTCCTGATTTTAATCTTAGGGATATGTCGTACAAGCTCTTTATTAAGTGAATCCACCGCCAACTCCAAATTTCTTCTTATACGGATAATTCTTCGTTCTGTTGGGTCTTTTGATGTTTTACCAATTAAAGAAAGAACACCCAACGCCTCGTTAGTAAATTCAATTCCAGCCATTCTTTTTTTATTTATTCTTTTCATTCTTAGTTAATCAAAGGGTGTTATCCTCTTACTCTCAAACCCTCCTTACCGGCCTCTCTGCCTTTGTAGGGGGGCTTAATCTAGGATTGATGGGCGATAACTTACAACCCCCGAAGGGATTGACAATGCCCTATCGCTAAAGCATTACCCTACAATCCTAGAGTAAACCTCCTCAAAGAGAGTTACTTGTAATACTCTGGAAATTCCCGTCTATATTGTTCTTCACGCTCTTTTCTTTCTTTTTCTATTTCCTCTTTATGTACCGCATTTTTATAGTTGTTACAGGCAAAACCTGTTATCACCTTACAGCCGTTCGTGCCATCACTACATAATTCAGAAACATTGTTTTCTCCGCAGACAGATTCAACTTCTTTGTAATCCCGAATTTTTCTTTCCTCAATTTGTGCTGTAGTTCGTGGTAGTAATTTTGGAACAACGAGATTATCTGCTAGAACATAACCAATTCCTAGTCCGAATCCGAGAATTATTAACCCTAAAAATTTGGCTTGATTCTTTTTTGTCATTTTAATCACCCCCTTACAAAGTCCTCTACTTTTAAGAGCTTTGGGCGGGGCAAGTCCGAGTATTTGGAAGAATAATAGCCATTTTGTTCATTGTAGCAAGGTATAAAATACTCATTAAGTCTGAACCCAGAACCCCTGACTCCTCTTATCTTAATCTCCTTAAATGTTTTCTTTTTTATGTCCTGGTCTTTTAGAGAATTGAAATCAGCATAAACCTGCTCACAACAGTCTTGGTCGTGAGAAAAAGTAATCTCGGTGCCATTGTCAAACTTAATAAGGCTTTCTGTTATTTTAATTATTTTCATCTTTATCTCTCTCCCTTTTTCTGCTTTTGGTTTAGTCATTTAAGTAATTTGTTTTCTATTAAATAAATAAGCATTTTGGCCATAGCATTGGTCATACTTTTATCCTCAAAAAACTTAGGAACAAATCCAAACTTGGTAGCAATGTTTCTATATTGGCAAGCCCATCCATCTTGAACTCCCTGAGGCTCAATTTGTAGCCAAAAAACCTCTTCTCTTATCTGAATTGACTTGGGCAATAAAGTTCCCAACTCAGCAACGGTAAAGGCGGAAGCAATCTTGGCTACCCCTTCACCAAATGGGGCATCTTCTCCAAAAATCTCTGGCACCCACGGCTTTCTATTTTTCCCATATGGTCTTTCTCCCCAATAAAACAAACTCTCCTGCTTTACTCCAAGCTCTTCGAGTTTCTTTGATAATTCTAAATTGGTTATTTGTTGTTCTAGTTTCATTTTATTTCTCCTTCATTGGGCTAAGGTGTTTCTTTGAGAGAACATATTTTTTTACTTGGGCTACTATTTTCTCTACTTCTTCCTCGTCATATAGCCGGTCCTCCCTGTTAGAGTGGACTTGGGTTCTTAATGGCCGGTCTATAATCCCTTCCCTTTCGAGCTTGATGATGGAGTTTCTATTAACCGGGAACTTGGATCTGCCAGACTCTTTAAGGATGCCATCAGCAAGCATCTTGGTCCGTTCTACCTTGAGGGCTTCTTGAATATGTTTGAGCGTGAGAAAACCAGTCATAATTTATATTGATAGCAATTTATCTACTTTTCAACTATATCTTTCACTATCACTTCCCATTCAACCTCAATAACGCCCCTATCAAGAGGAGCCAGGGAACTAAAAGCACCCCTAGAGAGGTCAAAATCTCTCCCCAATCTTTCAAAATTACCCCGGTCAGAACAAATCGTATCAATGCACCTTCCCAGATAACAAATCCTAATCCGATCTCCAAGGCGAAAGCGACTAGAACAAGCAAGAGTGTTTCCTGTCTCACTAAATACCTCACCGTTCGCCGTTTTGCAATCAACTCCGTATATTTTCTCTCCACACGCGCTTCGGTCATACCACGAAGCAAGTCCTGTATTCGCTTCCGGCGCACTTTGGGGCCTACTATCGTCGATATGTACAGCCTCCACTTTATCCGGTGGAGTTGTCGCTTTAATTTCGATAGTTTCCTCGGGTTTAGTAAAAACATAGATTAGTAAGAATGGTAGCAGGAGCAGAAAGTATTTCATTCATTTCTTAGCTTTTATCTTTTTTAAGTGTTTACATTCCTTTCCGCTAAAGATAAAGGCTGGGCAATTACATTTATAACTCCTACCATCTTTCCGGATTGTATAAACAATACCCTTTTGGGTAAAAGATTTAACTTGAATAAATTTGGTTGCCATTTCATATAAGACTGGATTGCTCGGGCGTTGGCTCCCCTTTGAGAACAAAGTGTCCAGGTTCCTTATTATCTATAATATATCCCTTCTTCCTAAGTCCGTAGATGCGAGCATTATACTGTGCAATTCCGCAGCCGACTGGCCGGGGAGTCATAAACTCATAGACATAAACCCCTTCTATTCCTCTTTCTCTAAGAAGATCCAAAATCCTTTGCTCTTGGGTTTTATCTTCTTTGTATCCTGTCATATATGATATAAAGGACAGTCTTTGGAGTGATATTGATTGGTCGTTCCGCAAGTACACTCTTTCATTGTTTCCGCTATTTCCGCCTGTTCTGTCTTAGTTGCTATGGGAGTATCCGGCTTCCTTACTTTTGTCATCGCTCCTTCCCCATCGTCGTCTACCGCACTCATTAAAAGGAGAGATTGAAGAGAGTATCTTCGGGCGTAACTAATGGCGGACCCTTGGGCTTGGGGGTCGTTCTCGGCCTTGCTCTCTATCTTCATTCTGGACTCTATTTTCTCCCCGGAGGTATGAATGAGCGTTGTACACACATAAACCCCTTCTGCGTCGCTCTGGATGGGTTGTAGGACTATAAAATTGTTATCGTTGAGGATTTTCTTACAAGCGGCTATTGTGGCGTTGAGGGTTGCGTAGCCGGACTTAAAAAAGGGGTTGGTTGCGTCTTTCTGTACTTCTTCTATTTGGGCCTGGGCTTTGAGTAGGTCTTTGTAAAAGGTATTCTCTTTCATGGTTTTATTTTTTTTAAGGCTTTTAGTACGGCTTTATTTCTTTCGTCAATCATTTTCAGTAATTTGTCTTCAAATTCCCTCTCCCCCTCTACAATTTCCATTAAGGTCTTCATTATTTCTATTGGGTTCATAGTTCAGACTCCTCGTAATCCTTCTGGGAAGCATGGCCTCCATCCTCATCGGTTCTTCTTTGGTGTCCAAAACAAAGGGGTTTGCCGTATTTATTTATCGAGTAGTTGTAAGCTTTTTCTAATAGAGGATTTGAGCAGGTAACTTTGGCATTTAGTTTGTATTCGCAGAACCTGGTGATGTAAGTCATACCCTATGATATATTGATAGCAATTTACTTGTCAATAGGTAAAACTATATCAATTTTGTGCCTACGAAGACTTCTTGCGCCGTTTTTATAATATCCACTCCACTATTTTCTTTCGGAAGTCCAGAGTAATATCTCTTTAACATTTCAGAGATTCTTTTACCGGAAGAAATGTCCCAAACTTTCAAGATGTATTTTTTCTTTTCTTGTTGAGTCATATATTATTCCCACATTAGGGCAAACGCACCTAACTCTAGTTGGGTAGAGTCTTGTCTGTTTTCTTTAACCGGCGGATATTTTTTGCGAAAGGGTTTCTCTTTTGTGAATTATGAGTTCTTCACCTTAACGCCAGCTATGGTATATCCGAAACCTTGAGCATTCCCCATTTTGGGTGTCCGCCCTGAACCCTGCTTCCACAATCGGTTTAATGGCTTTCCGTTTGCCGTTTTAGACAGGACTTGTGGAACTGCCGTGTTGGTATCCTGTTACAAATGCGGAAAAACTGCGGAAATTCTTGACAAGAAGTATACTTGGGGTGGTATAATAGCAGTTGCTATTGAACATAGTTCAAGATAAGCCCTTGCCATTTTTTTGTCAAGGGCTTTCTTGTGCCTTGACTTCCCCCAAACTACGAACTGATAATTAAATCAAAGACTGCCCTTATCTACTCTTAGCCAAAAGTATCCTAAAGGATCCACCTGGCAAGGGGTTTTAGAGAGGGCAGTTTTTTATTGAGGGATTAGCGAAGGGGCATCATCCTTTTAACCTCTCTGCGTAACTCTAAAAGTTTAAGGTAGTCGGTTTTCTCTTGACGGGTCTTAAAATCCTCTATCCTCTGGGGGCCGGTATCACCTGAAGGGGAGAGGTAAAAACAATGCGAACCATCGCAAGAAGATATAATTGGGCAACTTCCGTGTAATTCAAATCCTCTATCTTTTGCTAGGTCTCTGGTGCGTTCCCACAATAAACACTCTTCTATTTTCGCCATCGTTTTTTAGGATAACCATTCTTACCAGTTAAACTTCCCGTCTTATGAAAAAACAAAAAGACCAGAAGGACAATGTTTAGTCCTATCCAAATGAGCAGGGCGGACAGGAGTGTTTCCATTTTAGAAAGGAACTAGGCCAGTTTTAACAATATCTTTTTCGTGTAACCATCGGTCTAATGCTCTTAGTGCGGCCAAAATCATGGCTCCTCCCACAAGTCTTAAATCAAGCGAACCACTAGTAATGGCTTCCCAAAGAATAGGAACGGCGGCCAAGACCATAACCCGACCCGCCTCCAAAACAAAATCATCTACGCTATCCCAGGCTTTAAGTAAAAAGTCTTTCATCTAAATCACCCCCTAAAAAATTCCCAATGCTCTCAAAACAACAATGTTTACTGAAAGCCACATAATAATATGATAGGCTCTATCGCCATCGTCTCTTGCTTCATAGAAAAAATACCAATTAAAGGCTTTTCTCATTTCTTTTCTACACTCTCGCCACCACTTGTGCTTTCGTTTACCCCACTCACGCAAACCCTCATCCCACTCACGTTTTTTAGCTTCCAGTTTTCGTTCTTCACTTTTTAACATCATCGGGATTATGAGAACATCCCTAAACTCGTGGCCGAAGCCACCCTAAACACCCCTTGTAATCGTGTAAAGTAAACCTACAGAACGAATCCGTTGGGAAGTTTTGGTCGAAGGTATTGAGTCCCATTAACCATGAGACTGAAGCGATAGCCGTGTGTCCTGCCCAACCTATCTTAAAGGGATACCAAGTCCAGAATACAAGGTCGCCTTTCTGGGGCATATTGTTTGGGCCGTTCTTAATTTTTTGGAAGTATTTATTTCCACCATCGGGGAACTTGTTGAATATATCTTTGGCGTTCCCCCTAGTAGGTAAGGCGATATAGGGCCCCCAGCCCAAAACTTCCTTGATATACTGACGGATTTCATCGACACATTGGAAACCATAAGCCCCATCGAAGTCTATGTATCTGCCGTTATATTTGGTTATAAATTGTTCAAAGGTCATAGGAATTTATTAACTACCAACGCCAAAAGTATAGCGCCTATATTAACCATTGTCAGCACATTTATCCTCGTTTCTAGTGAACCAAGTTTCTCGTGAAGGTGGGGAAGGTCGTTGGACATCAATTTATCCATTTTTACATCCATAGACTCTACTTGCTTTTCAAGCTGGACGACTCGCCAAGATAAAGTATTGTTGTTTCTTGTCATCTCTTTAATTTAACCCCATAAACTTAATTTAAGGCAACCCTTACTTTATTTCTCCTTTTTATACTTAAATCTATAAAGTCCAAAGATTCTATTCATTGCTTCCGTATCTTGGTTGTTTATGATTTTAAGCTTTTCCTCATCCGAAAGTTTTTTATAGGAAGATTTTGCGGTTTCTATCGTGAGAAGTCTTTTTAGCTCGTTACCATATTTGATTTTGGCCTCATCATATCTTTGTTCCCCCACTTTTGATTTGAATTGTGCAAGTTGTTTGCTGGAGCTTTTGCCCCAGTCGGTAAATGAAATTCCTTTGTCAACATTTTGGGATATAGTGTTAATTTCCTTCACCAAAGCATCTTCCCTGTCCGTTTTAACTCGGGACCCGAAAAGAATATCTGAAATGGCCGGTTCCCCTTTTATTTCTTCCCCAAAGATATTCCTTTTAACAGATAGGGTATAACTTAGGAAAGGAACTTTGGCCTTAATACTTTCAAACCCTTTTACCGACTGCCTCACATTGGGGTCAACCGCTTTGGCGACGTCTGAAAAGAAGCTGGGGATTAAACGACTATAAATTTGCGAGCTTATATAGTCTAGGGTCGAACCCGTCATTTCTTCCAATGACTGATTCTTTTTGTAAGCATAACTTTTAACGGAGTCGTAAATATCGGAAACGCCAGGGATATTCAGGGCGGAAGCCAAAACCCCCTTGCTATATTGGAAAGTTTTTTCGCCTCCGGTTTTTCCATATTTCCTAGCGTACATCATGGCGGTTATAGGAACAGCGAGTGGGCCGAGCCAGTCTGTTGAAATCCACTTCCCTTTAATCCTGATTGCATTGTAGTTTGAATTTCTTAAACTCTCTATCTGCGCCCTGGCGGGGTCATACGCCCCGACAAAGTCATCATCCTTTAGTTTGCTTGCAACAAGAACTGCCCCCGTCAGCCCAAGTCCAGATCGGACCAAATCTCTTGAAATACTACTTAAAGTTTCTTTACTACCCAACTCTCCCGTTCTCAATGCTTTATAAATTTTTACAAATGCTTTGGGTATTCCAAGTCCGGCGTAGTCCATACCAGTTGCGATGACGTTGGCAGGGGTTTTGATAAAGGGCAATAAATAGTCCCCAGCTCGTAGGTCTCCGCTTACTTCATTTAATATCTTCCTTATTCCTTCCGAGACCCTCGAAGCCCAACTTGTATCTGTCCAAGTGGCTTTTTGGGCATCAAGTATCCCTTGTGCCCTCAATATCTCCCCTTCAGCGGTCAAGGGCTGAAGTCTCATAGAGTCGGCCATTATTACTTTGGCTTTTGATAAATTCCCCCTTGATAGCTTCAACGAATTTAGGTTTACACTATCAGCAAAGTGAGCAGAAGAAAAAGCTACGTCTGGCGCTCCCATAAGTTGCTTGAAAACAATATCCTCAATTATTCTTCCCCCTTTACGGATAGCTCCCGGCCCTTCGGCGTGCACGGTTTCTCCCAAGACCCTAGCCCCCCTCGCTCCAGTATCTCTCAATGTGGTCATTCTCGAAATATCATATCCAGTTTTTTGATAAATCTTGTTAGTCATCTTGATAAAATCTAGTGCCAACTTATTGTCGGCTCCCTTGAGAGCCAAACCCGATAGCCTTCTTGACAATGCTTCCGCTAGCCCAATCTCTACGTTAGAGCCGATATTAAGAACGGGCGATTTAACCGAAAAAAGCATCATTCCCCTCCCGATTGTTCCAGTTAGAACCTTTAGTTTATGGGCCGGAGAACGGGAAAGGAGGTAGTCATCCATTCCTTTCTTTGCCTTGAAGAAATCCAAGTGTTCGTTTATTTTGGAAGGAATCCCTAAATCTTTTCCGAGGCTCGCTCTGGCTGTGTCTATCTTTTTTGACAATTTACTTATGTTGGCGATTTCTTCTGAGGAAACCTTTATCCCTAAGTTTTCAGAAACGACCCTTTCCAGTAGAGACCTTAAGGCCACCTTTTCCTCTGGGAGCATTTTAGAGATTGCATTGGCGTTAATCTCCCCTCTCTCTAGGGAGACCTTGAGTCTTTCGACGATTTCTTTTGGTATACAGGTTTTCATTGTTTTCTAATCTTTTTTAATATATCTTCCACATTTTCTTCCGACTCAAGAGAAATATAACTAAATAATAAAATGGCAATTATCAATAAAATCCAGTTAATCATATACAAGCCAACTCATCTAATAATGTCAGGGCGGTTCTTACATCAAGTTTCTTATTTAGTATTTTCTTTTCCAAGACTTCAGCCTTCCGACTTACGACTTTCATAGCGTGTTCTTTATTGCTTATTGCACCCTCCTTCAATCCACTGAGGTATTTTTTGCCGACATTTTCAAGTCTTGTCGAAATTAACTCTTTAACATATCTCGAAGTGCTATTGTCATCTAGGCTTCCTTTTTCCGAAACCAACTCCTGACCCCTTCTGGTTTGTTCTAAACTCCTAGTCTTAATA